ATCGGCCACCGGGGACAGCTCGGCATCATCGGCCACCGGGGACAGATCGGCATCATCGGCCACCGGGGACAGCTCGGCATCATCGGCCACCGGGTACAGCTCGGCATCATCGGCCACCGGGGACAGATCGGCATCAACATGTACGGGCCTGGACTCAAAGGCTATGGCTGGCAAGTATGGGTGTATTTGTTTGGGGTGGTGGAACAAAAAAGAAAACCGTGCTGAAATGCGCTGTGCCGAAACCGGATGCGGTGACGGTACAGACGGAAAACTTAAAGAAAAAATGTGGTATGTCTTGGATGAATGCGGGTGTTTTATTGAGGCTGGAGAATAATGAAGCACAACCTATTCAACGACCAAGCAGCAAAGAAGAGCCGCACAACGGAAGCCATTGCCGCCATATTACTGCTATTGTGGGCCGTGGTAATCTTCGGCAGCCTGTTCGAGTGTGCGGATAAGACGGCTGAGATTCAGGCGGCGCGGGTATGGCGGACAAAATAATCACCTCCCTACTTGCAACCCTACTAGCCGGGGCCATGCTATACCACCACCTACACCAGACATATAACCCTGCAATAGTTGGCTATTGGCAGATGCACCCGGTAACGAAGCAGCTTTATTTTGTCAAAAGGTAAAACAAAAGGTTGCGTAAAACATTGTGCAGTGGTATACATTAGGCAACAGGGAAGCACGACGCAGCCCATAACCGGGAGAGAGACCATGGGCGACAAATTAACCGAAAACGAAAAGGATGAAATGATACGTCTTCGATCTTATTTCCCTTTCCGAAAAATCTCAGAGGTTAAGTTGCCAGACGGAACCTGTGAAATATTCGCAAACCATACATATGCACAATCAAACAACTACGCCAGGGAAACAGGCGGGACTATTTTTAGAATGAGGTGAAAAAATGCAACAAGAATCTCCTTTTGACCACATGAACAGAATACTTAAAAAAGCCTGCGACGATAACGGGCACCCTATCACCCAACCTGTTTATGATGACCTCACTTCCGAGCTGAAGCGCCTCGGATGGAAAGACACCGGGGACGCTCAACATGAAAATATCAAGGGGTTTCTTGACGATTTTGCTAAACAGAACTACCTGAAAGGGTTTTGTGCCGCCATGGACATACTTAAATTGCGTGGTGACAGTTGTAATTGCGTGGATGCTTTAACCATGGCCACTGAGTAAATGGAATGGTTGAAAGCCGAACAGTGCAGATAAAAAGCTAGAAAAAATAGTATATTTTTCTAGGAAAATAAACGGGCATAGGCAGCAGGAGGACACGACGATGGCAAAACAAATAACATGTGTTGAATGCGGCCACACGGCATACGATTACGACGAGCAATGGTACAGCACCATCATCGGCCCGGTTTGCCGTAAATGTAACGGGACGCATATTCCCTTCGATCCAAACGAAGAAGAGGACATGGGCCGGATCAGGCGGGAAATGGTGCGCGGGCAAAACGCCATTGATGATTTTGAGTATTTAAAACTTTAGGGGGTAGAGATGCCGCTATTCAAAGTAAAACGACACGACACCGACGAGGCTATGTTTGAAACTAAAAAATGGATTGACAACTTACTTACAAGGTGATACTTATAAGGCCATGAACACAAACACCATGACAATCAAATGCAAGAGGTGCGGCCATGAGTGGTATCCACGAAAGCCAGAAGTCAGAATCTGCCCAAAGTGCAAGTCGGCTTACTTCGACAAACCGAGAAAGGCTGACGCAAGAAAGGGTAAAGGAGTTATTTGATTATCGGGATGGCGAGTTGATTTGGAACATTAGGGGTGGAGTGGCAGGATACAGCAATGGTAATGGTTATCTGAGAATTGAGGTGGACGGGAAAAAGCACTACGTTCATCGGGTTATCTGGCTCTGGAATAATGGCTACCTGCCGGAGAAAGGAATTGACCACATCAATAGAAATCGTGCCGACAATCGCATTGAGAACCTCCGTGAAGTTGGGCAAACTTGCAACATTCGCAACACCGATAACCGAAAAACAAATACCAGTGGGGTGAAAGGTGTTTACTGGGGTGCTGAGAACGGAAAGTGGAGGGCTCAAATTATGGTAGCAGGCAAGGTCCATTGTTTAGGGTCACACATAGATTTTTTTGAAGCTGTTTGTCACAGGCTCGCTGCCGAGCAATTACTTGGGTGGGAAGGTTGTGATTCGTCGAGCCCCGCGCTAAAGTTTATTCAAGCCAACTTACAGGATGGAATAAAATGAAAAAATTCACACTGAAACGGAATAGCACGGATGAATCTATTTTTGAAATGTGGTCAGATGACGAGCGGTATCTGGTGGCAATAATTCACGAAGACATGCTCTTGCCGTTCAAGGGAAATTACGCAGAGCTTGTTTTGGTTGAGGAAGAATAAAAAAGAATAACCACGGGTGGAATAGACATGACGGAAACATCTGAGCAAAAAAAAGGACTTGCCAAATTGCGGGAACCTTTTTTACCGGAGCAGATCAACAAGCTACCCAAGGGAACCAAGGCGCAGAACGAGTGCAAGGCAGAAGAAAAGGTCAACTGCAAAATCTGCGGCGGCTGGCACCATCCACGCATTATACACTTGGATTATGTCGGACACGCCGCTCTTACTGCACGGTTGCTTGAGGTTGACGAGGCTTGGAATTGGGAGCCGCTTGCCATTGGTGATGATGGCTACCCGGTTGTGGATAAAGACGGTGGCATGTGGATCAAGCTGACTATTTTGGGGGTTACTCGCCTTGGGTATGGTGACTCGCAGGGCAAGACAGGATCAAACGCCACCAAGGAGCGCATAGGTGATGCCCTGCGTAATGCTGCTATGAGGTTTGGTGCAGCTCTTGACCTTTGGCACAAGGGAGACAAGCCTTTGTTTGAAGAAGGGCCAGAACAGCCGGAAAACAATCCAGAACCAAACACCAAAGACGCACTACGCGACCAAGCCTCCGGAGAATACGCTTCAGAGTTGAAGCAACAGATCGACAAATGCGACACAATGGAAACTCTGGTTGCTTGGCGGGAGAAAAATAGGACAACCGTTAATGGACTTGCAAAAGTTCACAAGGACAGCATCTTTGCATACTGGACACAATCCGAAGCGTTGATCTTGAAAACCCCTATTTTCTCCGGCGACAAGGATGAATAGCTATGAAGCACACAATCAACTCGGAGCATACCCTTTCAGAAATGATCGGGTTACTCCGGGCTACATTCAAGGAAAAGCACTTTTTACAGGTGACATTGAACACCGGGAAAAAGCGCACAATCAGCCAGAACGCAATAGGCCACGCATGGTATCGGCAAGTATCACTTGAGGAAAATGAGTACACCCCAGGCGAGATAAAGAACATGTGCAAATATCGCTATGGCCTGCCCATCCTGCGCGGTGACGATGAGAAATACAACGAGGCTTGCCGGGTGGCGATTGACCCGCTATCTTACGCGAACCGTATCAAGGCAATGGAATACTGGCCGGTTACAAGCCTGATGAACACCAATCAGGAGACAGAATACCTTGAGTCGGTGCAGAGGCATTACGCTGGAAGGTGCGACCTTAAATTTGGGGAGGAATGAAATGGCCGACATTACGCTATGTTCAAACGCAAAAGACGGCTGCAAGTGGATGAAGCAATGCGCCCGATTCACGGAAACCCCAGGAGAGAACCAAAAGTGGCATGATTATTATTTTCACGGGGTACACTGCCTCGAGTTTATCCTGCGGGTGGGCCGGAAATGAAACCCTACCGAAACAAGAAACTCACCAACGCGGCCAGGGGGCAAGAATGTACTTTGCAGATACCAGGCGTGTGCATAGGCGGAACCGAAACAACCGTTGCCTGCCACTCTCCACTGCTTGAAGATCGGCAAGGAACGAAAGCCCCAGATCACGCTATATCGTTTGGGTGCCGTGCCTGCCATGATGTGATAGACCGGAGGGCAAAGGTAAACGGGGAACTGCTTGATGGAGATTGGCAAAGGGTTATTTTCCACCAGGGAATGACAAGAACACTGGCAAACCTTTTCGAGAGGGGGATTATCAAGGCATGAAATCATTACCCACATGGCAGCGCGTAGCAATGGCAATTATAATCCTGCTTCTAGCCGCTAATCTTGTGGTTATACAAATGGGGGTGTATGAATGACCTGCATCGGCCTGAAATATCGCGCTGACATATCAACCCGCACCACTAAGCGCGGAATACAACGTCTTGTCCACCTTCGCCTGCTCAAGAGTAGATCATGCCCAGGCTGCCCAGAGTGTTCACAGGTGCTTACATGGGCGCAACAAGGGGCAAGGATTCATCGGTTCAATGAGGTTGAGCATGGGCGGGTTTACCGGCTGGAGGTTGAGCGGAAATAGTCATGGGTGTTTTCTTGGAAATATACACTTGTCTGCACTTTGAATAAGTGGTATAATTAAAAGAAAACAAAAAAGGTGACTGTTATGGTTTTATGTTCTGTTGATGGATGTGCGGATAGCGCCAAACTTAAAGGGATGTGTATTTTGCATTATAAAAGGGTTTGGCGTACTGGTTCGCCATTTGTCGCCACCCCCAAGCTGAAAAGGCCAACGTTTATTAGGTTTTGGTTTTACGTGGACAAATCAACCGCAGACCAGTGTTGGGTGTGGAAAGGGTATAAAAATAAAGACGGTTATGGTAAATTACGGGATAAGAAGACAAACCGAGGAGCACATAGGGTGTCGTGGGAGATGAAAAACGGTGAAATTCCCAAAGGAATGTTTGTGTTGCACAAATGCAATAATCCTTCTTGCGTTAATCCTGGTCATCTTTATCTAGGCAATCAATTACAAAATATGAAAGACAGGGTGACAGCTGGTCACTATTCAACCGGAGAAAAACATCATAACTGCAAGTTGTCGTCTGGTTGTGTTTGTTTGATAAAAATGGCTAGCGGAACGCACCGAAAAATAGCAAAAGATTTTGGAATTTCACACTCCACGGTAGGTTATATAAAAAGAAATCAATCAAGGAAGCACGGTTAACCATCACCACTTTTGCACAAGGAATAAAACCGCTTGCGTTAATTCACACACATGATATTCTGATCTTGCTCCCTGGACGGAACACCGGGCAGCGCAAAAGGTGGAGACAAAATGCAATCAACTTTTCCCCTATTATCTGACCTGCGATTTAGTCACAGGATTCTTGCGCCTGCCACCGGGTGCTGGAATGTTCCGGCAGATAATTAGGGGATTTTTTATGCGTATTATCACAAGCCAAAATAATTGTATGTGGTGTGGGCATCTGTGGGTGTCAATAACCACAGAAGCGACAAGATGCCCAAAGTGTAATTCTTCGCGGTGGAGAGAAAGAAAAGATTATTGGGAGGTGTACATTGAAGAGGATTTATAAAGACAAAAATGTCTACGATGCGACACAGGAGCGGATAGCTTTTATTTTTAACAACTTTGAGCGGGTGTACCTCTCGTTCTCGGGCGGTAAAGACAGCGGGGTGATGCTTAATCTTGTTCTTCAGTACATGAAGGCGAACAACATAAAGCGAAAAGTAGGGGTGCAAATACTTGATAACGAAGCAAACTACGAAGCCTCGCTGGCATTTATGCGAAAAATATTAGACAACAACAGGGAATACCTTGATATTTACTGGTGCTGTATGCCTATAACCTTGCCATGCACCGTGTCTGCTTACGAAATTGATTGGCAATGCTGGGGAGAACACGACAGGCATAGGTGGATTCGCCCTATGCCTACGAAAGATTATGTTGTCAACATGGGCAATCACCCTTTCGGAGACAGGTTTATTGAGAATATGAACTATGATTGCTTCTGGGACATGTTCGCAGAGTGGTATAGCCAGGGGAAAACCACAGCAAACTTGATCGGAATCAGAACACAAGAGAGCCTAAACCGTTTCCGGGCAATAATGAACGATTCGACAGAGACAATGCAGGGCAAACAGTGGACGAAAAAAAACACCGAACATGTGTATAACGTCTACCCGATATATGATTGGCGCACTAGAGATATTTGGATCGCCAACGCCAAGTACGAATGGGAATACAACCGGCTTTATGACACTTTTTATATGGCAGGTGTGCCTATCGAGAAAATGAGGGTTGCCAGCCCGTTCATGAGCGAGTCGAAATCGAGTCTTAACCTTTACCGGGTAATTGATGGGCATACCTGGGCCAAACTGTGCGCCAGGGTATCCGGGGCCAATTTTATAGCCACATACGGAAAACAGTTAAGCTACAGCACTTTTACCCTGCCCCCAGGCCACACCTGGAAATCTTTTGTAAAGTTTTTGCTTGCCACCTTGCCAAAGGAGTCTGCCGCAAATTTTAAGCAGCGCTTCATCCAATCAATTAAGTTTTGGGGAAGGGTGGGGCGCGGATTGCATAACAGCATTATTGACGACTTGAAAGCCAACAACATCCCCTTCAAGGCAAACGGAATAACGCAGCATGGCCGGAAAAATCTAACAAGGGTCAGGATACAAAAAACCCCGGACCACTTGGATATGTTGCAGTGTCATAATGGACAAGTTGCGTCATGGAAAAGATTTGCAATCACCATATTAAAAAATGACCATACTTGTAAGTATATGGGGTTGGCCCAGACAAAGGGGCAGGCGGAGAGACAACGGGTTATCGCTGCGAAATATCGCAAAATCTAACACGGGTGGAACGACTATGAAGATCATCAACGCAATGAAACTGCACAAAACAGGCCGGGAGGTTCAATGCCCAAATGGTGGGTTCACCAGTATCAGGATGCTTCTTGAAAAAGACAAGATGGGGTTTACAATGACCAGGACAACCATCCATCCCGGAGACTGGCAGTGGTGGCATTACAAGCACCACCTTGAAGCCTGTTATTGTATTAAGGGAAGTGCTTTGCTGAAAAACGAAAAAACGGGTGAGGTCCACGAAATAAAGCCGGGCATTTGTTACGCTCTAGACAAGCATGATCCACACCTATTTAAAGCCACCGAAACCACAATCCTTATTTGTGTTTTTAACCCGCCGTTGACCGGCCTTGAGGTCCACCAAAAAGACGGATCGTATTCCGCCAAGGAGAAATAAAATGTCTAAGTTTATGTCGCCTGTTTATGGGGTAATCGCTGTTCATATAGACAAGATAAAAGCCAACGATTATAACCCAAACTCTGTTGCTCCCCCGGAAATGGCGTTGCTTGAGACGTCCATTTGGGAGGACGGGTATACTCAGCCGGTCGTTACCGTTTACGACAAAGAAAATGATGTGTATGTGGTTGTCGATGGGTTCCACCGGTATCTCACCATCAAGAACAGCAAGCGCATTTTTGACCGTGAAGAAGGCATGCTTCCCATTGTTGTCCTTGATAAAAGCATGGGCGACCGGATGGCATCAACCATCCGCCACAATAGAGCTAGAGGATCGCACAATATAGAGCTTATGAGTACCATTGTTGCAGAGCTTGTGGAGATGGGGAAAGGTGATCCGTGGATATGTAAACATATTGGAATGTCGCCGGATGAATTGCTTCGGCTGAAACAAATTACGGGAGTTGCCGCCCTTTTCCAGAACCAAGATTTTTCGCAAAGCTGGGACGCGGAGGACTTCGAGGAAGCAATGTCCGATGAAGTTTAAACGGGTTTATCATGATTACAGGACGTGGGAAGAAACCCATCACAATATGTGGGGAGAATCAAGAAACCCTAAAAATGATTTGGCAAAGGCGATAGAGTTTACGGGAGATCATGCTCTATATGGCGGGTATATGATGCGGGTGGTCAAGGAATGGCCGATAAGCTGCGAAAACGCCTTGACCGACACGAACATAAACCAGAAGGCATGGGTCGGCCACGCAGCAGTGGCGCTTGCGCTAGGAATCCCTGAAGATATTACACGTAAAGCATGGGGGAATCTCACAGATGAGCAACGTTTTTTGGCGAACCAAAAAGCAGCAAGAGCCATTTGCTATTGGCGCACATCTTACAGGAAGGATAAAGACCTACATCAAGACATGGGAGGCCCGTTGTTATGGCCGGGGACTCCCGGACGAGGTGCCGCATAAACTATCTACCATAAACCGTGCGCCATCATACAAGGCAATTGCCATGGCTATATTAAAAAATGATCACAACCTGTATTCTTTGGGTTTCTCTCAGCGTGATTCACATATTTTAGAAGCTGTCATCCAATGCAACAAAACACCAGAAAAACAACTGAGGTTATTCTAAGTGAAAGACAAAAAGGACGTTTTTTTATATTGCCCTACTGCTTCCCGGTTCAAGGATATTTTAAGCCCCTCCGGCAAGGAAAGCGCCGGGTCAAACCAATACATGGAGGACATTTTAAGATGGACATTTCACGGGGCAGACAAAGAAAACTTCTCGTCATTCTGGACAGAAAGAGGCCGCGAGTTAGAAGGAGACGCCCTATCTGCATATATCCTGGAAACCGGAATAGCTACAGAGAAGCCAAAGTTTATTTTCAACAAAAAATATTCTTGCGGTTGCTACCCGGACGGGACATCTGCAGAAGGTTGCGTTGAGATAAAATGTTTAAAAGATGTCAACCACCGAGATATTTTGAAAAACGGAGTCCCACTGAAGTTTAAGCCGCAGATTCAAGGAACTATCTTGATAACCCAAAAACTCTGGCTTGATTTTGTGGCTTATTGCCCAGGGGAGAACCTCTATGTGGAAAGGATTTTTCCTGACTTTACGTGGCTTGGAAAATTCATAGAATCTATGGCTGTTTTCAACCAAAAACTTAACGAGAAATATACCAATAAATTTCAGGAGGTATTTAGCGATGAGTCTTAACGAGATAACGCAGGAGCTTGTTTCTTTCAGGAACGCCAGGAAGTGGGGCAAACACCATACCGAGGCAGAGCTTGCGCGGGCACTAATCATCGAGGCCGCAGAGCTGAATGAATTGCTGTTGTGGGGCGAGGAGGCCGACCAGGAGCGATATGAGGAAGAGGTTGCGGATGTGCTAATATACGCCCTTTACCTGTGCGAGAAGCGGCGGCTCGACCCTGCCACGATTATCAGGGCGAAGATAGAAAAGAACGCCATAAAATACCCTTGTAAAACGCCATATATTGTGAGATAGTGAAATTGCTGACACGACTTTGACAACCGTGCCGATTAGCAAAAATGTTTTACCAACAACAAAGAGGGATGCCATGAAAAAAGAGAACCCGCGTTCAACGGAAGTCACACAAGATTGGGAATCCCTCCCTGTTGGTCTTGTGCCGTTGGACGCGGGTTTTGTTGGTTTAAGGCGCGAAAGATGAATTATTACCAGTTCCACATAGGTGATTACCGAAGCGCAACAATGCACCTCACAGACGAAGAAGATTTGGCGTATAGAAGACTGCTCGATATGTACTATGATTCTGAGCAACCAATACCCAGAGAAACCCAGTGGGTTTCCAGACGGTTACGAGTGGGATGCGAAGTGGTTAATAGGGTTTTGCAAGATTTTTTTGTTGAGTGCGAAAAGGGATGGAAACACCTGCGTTGTGATATGGAGATTGCAGGGTATAGGGATATAGTTGCTAGGAATCAGCGCAACGGGAAGCTAGGTGGGAGGCCACGTAAAACCCAGTCGGTTACCAGTCGTAACCCAGTCGTAACCCTAACCAGTAACCAAGAACCAGTAACCAGTAACCAAAAACCAAAAGAAAAAACCTTTTCGCCTGACTCTGACGAGGTCAGACTTTCAAAGATGCTTTTCTCTTTCATCGAAAAAAGAAACCCAAAGAACAAAGAACCGAACATGCAGACTTGGGCTCGTAATGTTGACTTGATGATACGGGTTGATGGGCGGCTGCCAGAGGACATAGAAAGAGTTATCCGGTGGTGCCAGTCTGATAATTTTTGGCAGAACAATATTCTTTCCACGGGGAAACTAAGAGAAAAATTTGACGCCCTGATATTAAAGGCTGGCGGTTCATCCTCCAAAGCAAAACAAACAACAATTGTGTCGGCTGGCGGGGTAAAATATGAATTCTGAAAACGAGCAAATGCTTATAGGCTCTCTGATCCTGAAACCTGACAACTTCTTTTCTGTTGCCGAGATTGTCACCGACGAAGATTTTGCGTCAAGGCCAGCCTTGTTGTGCTTCCAAGCAATACGGGGAATGATAGCGAAGAAGCAGCCAGTAAATTTGGCAACTGTTTTCCATGTTGCAGGGGATGCATCGTGGGTTGCAGCGTCTACAGATATTCCAGGAACCGCTGGATCGTATATTTATCTTGCCGAGAAGGTAGCAGAGCAAGGCAAGTCGCGGCGGGTAGAGAAAAAGATGCTGCTGGCAAAAAACACCCTGCGTGATTTTGGACCAGAAGCGGCCCTGCAAGAACTACAGCAAATTTATAGGGATGAAACGGGCAGGAAAACACAGGCCGCAGACATAGGCTCAGTGTCGGAACGGTTTAAGGGTGTGGTGGCAGAAAACAGGAAGCGTGGGCGTGTTGGAGTATCGACAGGATTTGAAAACCTCGGAAAAGACCACATAACGTACCAACAGGGCCACCTGTGGGTAATAGGCGCCTGGACAAGCACCGGAAAGACAGCGTGGTGTGTTGAGGCCATAAAGCGCGTTTTTCGGCATGATAACCCAACCGTGCTGGTTTTCTCAACCGAAATGACCGAGGAACAGAATCTTGCCAGGTTGCTTTCTAATGCCTCGCTGGTGAGTAGCCACAAGATTTTAAGCGGTGATCTTGATCGAGAAATGAGCGACCATGTTGCCGCAAACCTTAAGTGGGTAGAGTCGAAAAATCTTTTCGTGTACGACAGAGTACGGAATGTTGTGGACATTGAAAATCAAAGCAGAAAGATAGCGATGCAGAACGGGGCGATTGACCTGATCTTCATAGACTTTATTCAGAACATCGGGAAGAAAGGATGCTCGTCAAAATACGAAATGATGAGCGAGATTGCGCTTGATCTTCAATCCCTGGCAAAAGAATTACGGTGCTGCATCGTCTGTCTGTCACAGATACCAACCGTAGCGGCGAAAGAAGATGCTGGCATCCTCGAGTTTAAGGGAGCCGGGGAAATAGCGGCGGCTGCTGATCTTGGGGTTTTGCTCAAGAAAGAAAAAAACCACGAAGGGGTTTTGTTATGGGAAACAAGGAAGAATCGCCACGGGAAGTGCGGGAAGTTTCTGCTCCAGTTCTCGGACAACTGGACGAATCTACAGGAAATATAGCGGATCACTGCTGCGTGTGTGGTGGGTATATCGACCTGTGTTTGCCCCATGCACATAATCGAGAAAAACAACGGGCTATGCATAGTGGGTGCGCGGGAACAATAGCCCTTGGAAATTTGGTGTAGCCATGAACAAGTACAGCGATTTTTCCAGGAAGAGAGAGAAAATCCAAGTGCCGTAAAATATAACGACCAGGGTTAGCAGACCTGGCCGTTGTCGCTGGCCAGATTAAAATTGAAGACATTAAGGGGCATGAAAATGAACGAGAAAACAGCAGGGACCAAAAAAGAGATTGCCGCCAAGATTGCAATTTGGCAAACTATGGCCGGGACTGCAACAACAACGAGATTGACAATGACTGAGTACGTCAAGCAGTTACGGGTTAAAGGTTGGACGGCTCAGGAGTTGGCGAAGCGATGGGGGGTTAGCCCCCGTCGCATCTCTCAAATCGGGGCCGCACCCACCCAAAAAGATTGGGATGCCCTGGCCGGTCTGCCGGAGATGGCCAAGCCATCACCCTGGCCGGTCTGCCCGAAATAACGGGCGGCTTTAGCCGTCCGAGTTGATTGATTTGTTGGCTGTTCTTTTTTGGGAAGCGCCAACAGGTGCCCAGAGAGCACTTGGCTGTCAGGTGCCCGCGCTGCGTGACCGTGCAGAGTGCCTACGACCTGATAAAGGCTGGTGCCGGTAAATAACTTCGATGCAGCTTTTTATGGTGTGCCTCTCTTTAAAACAATTGGTTGGTTATATTTTTTTATCGGGGCCACAAAATAATAGTTGCAATTGGGTTAAGTTGGGTGTACATTATATTTAAACGAGGGGCAATTAAGCCACCCAACCAGGAGAAAGACCATGAAAACCACCTACACGATCCCACAGAAAATGAGCAACAGCGGCAGCATCCACGACATCGCCTCTGATAACTATGACCGCGACATCGTGTTTGCCGCCGGTTGCAAGTACGCGGTTGTTTTGGCCAGCCACTACGGCGGCAAGGGTTACACCACCCACAAGACCGCCGGGGCTGCGATTAAGTCCAGCAACGCCCAGAAAAACTACAGCCGCGAAATCATTGACACTGACGGCAACCGCTACATGGTTGACTACGACCGGCTGGCCAGGGCATGACAGACGACACCACACGGGGCCGGGGGAAGCCCCCCGGCTCACGCAAAGTAAATGCCCGCCGTGTAGCGAGGAAAATACGCTGGACGGCGGAGGAGATAGAGCGGGTGAAGGCAGGTGCAGAGCAGGCCGGAGAGGATGTTTCTAAGTTTGTTCGAGCCGCCGCGCTTGGCCGTTGCCGTAAATTCGAACGATAAATTTAATTTGGACGGCCACCAGCCCGGGCGTTACGGGTGAGGTGGATACATTTGGAGGGCGAGGAAATAAAAAAGCCAATTACACCGACTAGCCAAATACGTTCTGCCCTTCGCCGTGTGTTTCTCCGGTCCAGAGAGCGGGCAGCGGCACTCAAGCGCGAAGGGTATACCTGTGAGCGGTGCCACGCAAAGCAGAGCAGGGCAAAGGGGCGAGAGGTATACGTTGAGGCGCACCATGATTGCGGGATAGATTGGGATGGGCTGATAGAGTTGGTGCGGGAACGCATGTTATCCGGGCCGCTTACGATCCTTTGCAAAGAATGTCACGACGCAGAACATGAAGAACCTTGAG